GTCGCATCTGCTAAAACTAAATTGAATAATTTAGGTTTAACAGTTGATGAAGTTAAAGACGCTTTTAATATATAAATATCCCAATATCTAACAACAATGAATTTTATTTTAACTATGATTCTTTGTAGTGGTGTTTTAGGATCTTGTTTACCACCATATCCACTTACAGACACTCTTTATAAAGATCAATACTCCTGTGCAATAAAAGGTTATGAAAAATCTATTGAAAAAATGGAAGAGATGGGTAGAGTTGCTGTTAATGAAAACGAATTATTTATAAAATTTTATTGTAAACCAGAGGAAAAAGCTGATGCCTAGAAAAAAAATTATAACAGCAAAAGAATTTAGTGAAATGTCTACAGGTGTTAGACTTTCTGCTCACGAAAAAGTATGTGCTGAAAGAATGAAAACTTTATTCAAATCAATGGATGAAGTTAAAAGAGAAATTAAAGAACTTAGAACTGACATAAATAAAGGAAAAGGTGCAATTAATTTTCTTCTTATTTTGGGTGGCTTTGTTGGCTTGTTGCTAGGTTATTTAAAATGGGATGGCTAGGCGTAAGAAAGCAGTAGCTGGTTTAATAAGTGAGCTTTCTGCACAACTTAATATTGCAAAAGACCCTAATATCCTAGTGTTTACGCCACTTGGAGGACTTGGACCGGTAGATATTGTTACTTTAAATATGACTACAGGAGAGTATACTGCTTATGATGTTAAGTCTAAAAACTTTAGAAAACAAGACTATACAGCAAAAGATGGCTATAAAAGAAAAGCCAAAGGAACTCTTATTGCCAGGCAAACTACCAAAGAACAAAAAAAACTAAAGGTAAAAATCATATATGCAACAATTTAAAGGTTCAGATCCTAGTGAAATTCTAAATGAATATAAAGATCAAGTTAGAATACTAAAAGGACAAATCAACGAATTGGAAGATGCCGGTAAATCTAAAGATGCGGCAAACAAAAGGTGTTTGCAAAAACTAGAGTTCTGTAATAAAGATTTAGAAGATGCTTTATCTAAAATTAAAGAATTAGAGGAAGATAAAAATAAGAATTAATATGATACCATATAATATATTATTTAAGTTAGGCTCTAAAGCTGTGGGAACTTTTATGAATAGACGAGCAGAAAAAAGTGATCGCAAACATCAAATAGCTTTACAGGAAATGGCTACTGGTAATGAACGAGTTAAAAGAAATGGCTCATTAATTTTAGATTTAGTATTAGGTGCATTTATATTAGCACCTTTAGGTATATTAGCTTATGCTACATTTTATGGTGATATGCAAATGTTAGAGAAAGTTGAATTTTATTTTAAACAATTACAAAACATACCTGAAGTATATTTATATTTAATTTTTATAGTAGTAGGTGGAAACTATGGAATATCTGTTACGAATTTATTAAGTAATAAAAAATTTAAAAAATAATGAAACATTTTGTTTTATTTATTTATCATTGGTCTAGTAAATTAAATGTTTGGTCCTGGCAAAAGTTGTGGGGTAATAGAAAAAGTTTAGGTTATAAAAAATGACCATAGCGGATTTTGATCCAAGGCTTATTACCCAGTACAATGAGCCAAGATTTTTAATTCATTTTCAATGGGGAAATTCTGAAAAAGTATATAGATATGCTCTAGTTGAATCAATGGAAGTACCTGAAATTAATCAAGATACAAAACAAAAAAAAGATGAAACCAATCTATCTCAAGAAGAAATATGGGAAAAAAAATATAAAAAATAAATGGCAAAAAAGGGGACTTTCGGAGTTAATACTTATCGTGAAAGAAGCAAAAAAAAGATTGGTCGCCACAAAAAAAACTTAAATAAGAGTGAAAAACCACATAAAAAATATCGTGGACAGGGTAAGTAAGATAATATAAAATTTCACAAGGGAGATAAATATGATGGAAAAAATTAAAAATGTTATACATGAAGTAGAGCATTATTGGAATGATCACAAAAAAGTTGTGATTGTTGTAGGTATAGTTTTGGTCGTTGCAATAATTATGTAGTTATGAAGGTAAGTTCTAATACTCCTGTATCAATGCCAATCAAAAATATGATTGGAATTATAGTAGCAGTATCAGCAGGAATTTTTGCTTACACAGAATTAACTTCCAGGTTGACCTCACTTGAGACAAGTAGAGAATTATTCCAAGCAGACTTACTTAAAAAATCTGAACAGCTACCAACTGACCAGGAGCAATTCATGTTGTTGGAGGATCTTTACAAAACTACCGAAAAATTAGAAATAAGAATTGACAATATGATGCACAATAAAATCAACATAGAATTTTTAACAAAACAATTAGAAAAAGTTTTAACAGATGTGGAGAATTTAAAAGATAAAGTAAGAGATAATAAAAATGGAAATGGAAATGATTGAAACAGTATTCGCACTTCTAATGATAATTGACCACGAAATTAAGGAACACTTAATTCAACCCTCTCTCTCAAAATGTTTAAAAGGTAAGCGTATAGCGATGAGGAATACCGCACTTAATGATAGGGTTCAATATAAATGTCTTAAATCCAAAGCTGAAATAGAAATTTACATGGGTGAGAAAAAAATTACAAAATTAATATTGGAATAATATGAAGATATGTATTATGAAACTATATTATGAATCATCGTTTTAGTTTTGCAGCAATTTTAATTATATTATTGTGTCTTTTGGCATTTTTTGGAGGACCAAAAGTATTTGGAGATACTACACAATCAAATGTATCTGGATCTAACACAGCGATTGAAGGTAATTATACATCAGATTCAACAACTACCTACGAATCAGGCTCTGAATCTACATCAACAACTAATTCTACATCAAACTCTAATATACAATCAGCACCACCATCAGCGTCAGCTCCATCTTATAATGCTATGACACAGGATGTTTGTGCTGTAGGTATTTCCGCAGGACTACAAACATTTGGTTTTGGTCTTAGCGGTGGAAAACACGTTATAGATAAAAACTGTGAAAGATTAAAGTTAGCTAGAATATTAAATGATTTTGGTATGAAGGTAGCGGCAGTTGCTATACTATGTCAGGATGAAAGAGTATTTGAATCTATGATTCAAGCTGGTACTCCTTGTCCTATTGATGGAAAAATTGGTAAAGAAGCTAAAGCACTATGGTCTAAATATGATCACGAAAGACCTGATTATAAAACATATATTAAGCGTATGGATGATAGAGAAAAAATAGAAAAGAAAATAGCTAAAGAAGAAGCTCTTAAAGAAAAGAAAAAAATTGAAGAAGAAGTTAAGATGATAGAAAAATTAAAAAAAGTAGAACTTAAAAATTTAAAGAATGTTAGATAATGCCAAGACCTGTACTAAAATGGATTGTAAGACTAAGAATGTGGTATGCGGATTTAAGAGGTCATCATGGAAAAAAATGGGACTATGAACCTTCAAAATATTATATGAAAAAAAAATGATTTGGTTAATAATATTTATAGGAGTTATGGCTTATGCGATTTATCGTATTAACACTTTTGCTGATGATGTTAACCCTTACAACTTCAGCAGAAGAGACAACAACAAATAATTTACTCAGTCAAGACTTCTCCACAAATTGGTCTGGTACTGCTACCGGTAGGCATGGCAATGGTACAGTTGCTGCTGTTGATGATACATATATTAAGTCTGATGATATAAGTTTAAAAGATGATGCAAATTTAACTGAAGTACAATTACAAGATGGCTTTACATCAAATCATTCTTTTAAATATTGGCATTGGAATAATTATAATTCCACAGTTACCTCAAAGGTAACAATAACTAAAGCAGATGGTGAAGTAACAACACAAATTAGGACATATAATTCTACTGGTTGTGGTTACATTAACTGTGGTAGTTTTCAATCTGGATCTGATACTTTGTCTATATCCAGAAATACTCAGACAGATTTTGATATTAATGTAAGATATGATTTTACAGATACCTCTAATAGCTCAAGCCATTACTCAGTAGATTTAAAAGAACCATCTCTTACAATTACATACGAATCAGAACCTATAGATCAATCTATTCAAGATGAAATAAATGATATATTTGAAGATTTACAAGAAGAAGTCTTTGAAAATATAGAGGAGTTTTTCTTTGAAGAAGAAACTTTTACTTTTAATGAAGAAATCTTTACTGAAGAAATAATTACAGTAGTAGAGATGGAAACATTACCATCTACTGTTGAGGTTATGGCAGAGGAGATTGTTGAAGAAGTTATAGAGGAGATAGAAGAAACTATTGAACCTGCAACAACTTTAATGGCAACCTTACCATCTAATCCACCTGGCAACTCAATGAGTGGAATGCCTAAAACAGTTGAAGAAGAAGCTACAGAAATTATAGAAGAAATTTATGAAGAAGAAGCTCCAGTATCTATGGCTACTGAAAAAGAGGAAGTGGTACAAAAGGAAGAAACGATAGAAGAATCTGCTGTTGAAGAAGAAAACAATGAAGCTGTAGAAGAAACTGATGTTCAAGAAGAAAAACAAACTGAGAAAGAATCAGAAGTTAAAACAGAAGAAAAAGAAGAATCTGGTAGCGAAGAATCTACAACAGAAGTCGTATCAACAACAAGTAATACCAAGCAAAAAAATTTACGACAGAAAAAAAATGTCAACATAGACAAAATAATGGCTAAAGTTGATGAAGCTATTAAAGATTTAAATAAGAATTTACAAATTAAGAATATAATTAAATTGGAAATAATGACTAATGACCAAGTTAGTTTAGTTGGTTATATCACAATTCCTTTTTATAAAAGCAAAGACATATACTTAAATCAACTTAATATGTCTGATCCAAGACTTCTTTACACAGAAGTAACTTTAAATAAATATAAAGTTAATGATCCTGTATTTATAAAGCAGGAACTTTTACACAACATAAGATTAAAAAAACATAAACTTTTAATAGAACTGGAGCAATTGAAAAATGGCTAACAAATTTAATATAAAAGATCAACTAGCTGGGATTGCTGCATTGATTGCAGCTATTGTAGCTATTGGTGGAGGCTTTGCAAAGTATGGAGAGCTGACTACTAAGATTAACGCATTAGAAGAAGCATCTAAAAAAGTAGATAAAGTATCTATAGAAATGGTTGCAGTATTAGAAGAAAAAGTTAATACATTAGAAAATGCAGATACAAGCCATGAACATAATAACGAACATGGACATACAAAAATATTAGTTAATGAAAAACAAATAGAATTATTGCAAGTTCAAATAGAAGAAATTAAAGTAGCTACATCTAATCCTTTACAATAATTATGAAGGTAAGCGAAAACACCTCTGTTTCAATGCCAATCAAAAATATGATTGGAATTATCGTAGCAGTATCAGCAGGAATCTTTGCCTACACAGAACTGACAGCAAGGCTTGTTTCTCTTGAAACAAGTAGAGAGTTAATGTCTAGCGATTTATTAAAAGCGTCAGATCAAAAACCCATAGACCAAGAACAATTTCTAATTCAGGAAAGTTTAGCTGGGGATTTAGAAAAGACAATTACCAGAGTAGATGATATGATGCACAATGGAGTTAATATTTCAAGAATGATTAAAGACATTGAAAGATTAAGAGCAGAAGTAGAAAAACTTAAAGACAAAGTAAGAGCTAATGGAAATCCATAAATGATTGAAACAGTTTTTGCTTTATTAATGATAGTGGATCATGAAATTAAGGAACACTTAATTCAACCCAGCTTATCAAAATGTTTAAAAGGTAAGCGTATAGCGATGAGGAATACTGCACCTAATGATAGGGTTCAATATAAATGTCTTAAATCAAAAGCTGAAATAGAAATTTATATGGGTGAAAAAAAAATAACAAAATTAATTTTAGAATAGAGGAATAATTTATTATGGGTAAAAAAACTTGCACTAATTGTCATTGTAATTGTCATTGTGGAGAACCTTTGCATAGCCATCATTACGATAAAGATTTATGTACCTGTGATAATTGTGTATGCTCATCAACAAAAGCAGAAGATTCAACTTATGAAAATAATGGTGGAGTTGTAATAGATGACACTAATGAATGTGAAAGTTGTCAATAAGGAGAAATTATGAATAAAATATTTTTAATATTAATATTTGCGTTTGCATTAAGTGCCTGTTCGATAGGACAAAAATGTACCTATACTCAAGAAGGAACTAAAATTTCATCTTGGTTTTGGATCACAAAAGAAGTACCAATAGACTTACACAAAAACAATTGTAATTAATATAAGCCATCAATAACATGGGAGTAATAAAAATGACTATGGGTTTTTTTGAAAAACTTTTATTCTTTATTGAAAAAAGATTAAGTAAAATTAATATTTGGATTTGGCATCAAAGAGTTAAATGCTCAAGAAAGAAAAATGTACGAAAATCTTAAAGAAGAAATAAAAGAACATGAAGGTTTTGTTAATAAAGTTTATAAAGATCATCTTGGATTTCCAACAATCTTTTATGGACATTTAATAACGCCAGAAGATAATTATGAAGAAGATAAAGAATAT